AAGGAAACAGATGGTTTACCAAAAAATGTAGTGAAACAGGGAGCAAAGGCTGATGAGGTTCAAAAAGTGATGATTGCTGGCGAGAAGACCGAGAAAACCCCTGAAGAACTTGAAAAAGAGAAACAGGAAGAAGCTCAGGCTCTTGCAAACCAAACTCCCGGGGAAAAGGGAAAATCCGAAGGCGAAGACTTTGAACAGAAATACAATGTCCTTAGGGGCAAGTATGACAATGAGAATGCTCAACTTCGGGAAACTGTCAGGCAACAATCAGAATCCGTGGAAACTCTTACCAGGGCTCTTGATAGCGCACAGCAAGCTAAGGATGGAGCTGAGGGAGGAGATGGCGAGAAGGAATCTAAGCCTCTACCAAAAGAGGATTTTGATGGATACGGTGAAGAAATGGTTGGAATGGTCAATACTGTTAATAAACTTATGGCTGAAAACAAGAAACTCAAAGAAGATTTTGGGATTATCCAGGGTAATGTGATGAATGTTCAGGACAATGTTGCACAATCATCCGCAAATACCCTTTTGAGTGATCTTGACAAGGCAATTCCCAATTGGGAGATAATTAACAAAGACCCCGCATTTCTAAACTGGCTTGGTCAGGTAGACCCTTTAACCGGGATAAGAAGGCAGTCACTTCTTGATGATGCCTATGCAGTGCATGATTCTCAACGAGTAGCTAATTTTTTCGTTACCTATCAAGGCAATAACGGTAAACCAGCACAAAACAACAATACTCAAACTGAAAAGGCGAATCAACTGCAAGAGCAGGTAATCCCTGATGGTGCTGGTTCAGCAGAAGTAGGCCAACCAGCAAAACCGAAGATTACCCAAGCTCAATTCACTAAAGCAGTGAAAGACGCCCAGACGGGGAGAATAACAACAGAGGAGTTTGATAAAATTGCGAATACATATCAATTGCAATTTAAGACAGGGGCCTAAGCTTGCGCTGGGGTTCCTGCGTCAAACAAGGAGGATAAATTATGGCAATAGCAGCAGCAGCGGGAACCCCGCAATATAGTGGAACATTTACGCCGGAAGTGTGGTGTGGCAAGTTATTGATAAAATTTTATAGTGCCACGGTGTTTGCTGCGATAAGCAACACCGATTACGAAGGTGAAATTAAGAATGTTGGCGATAAGGTTATTATCAGGACTACACCTACGATCACAATCCGGGATTATAATAAAAATCAATCGCTTACTATTGAGCGACCGGAAAGCGACCCGGTTGAGTTGGAAATAGATGAGGCTAAGTATTTCAATTTCATTTGCGATGACATTGATGCGTATCAGTCCGATATCAAATTGATGGATGATTGGTCAAAAGATGCCAGTGAGCAAATGAAGATTTCGATTGATACTGGTATCCTTGCAGATATCTATAACGACCCAACCGCAACCTATAACAGAGGCGCAAGTTGCGGTAAAATCAGTGCTTCTTTTAACATGGGCACGACTGCGGCCGCAAGGGTGATTACTAAGGATAATATCCTTGAAGCTCTTGTGGACTGTGGGACTATCCTTGATGAACAGAATATACCGGAGGATAGCCGCTGGGTGATCATTCCTGCCTGGTTTGCAGGTATGATCAAAAAGTCAGATTTGAAGGATGCCTCTCTGACAGGCGATGGCACTTCCGTTATGCGGAATGGCCGTCTCGGGATGATCGATAGATTTACTCTTTATAGCTCAAACCTGCTTAAAACAACGGTTGAGAGTGGATTTACCAATTACCACGTTATGGCAGGACAAAGGCATGCGCTTTCATTTGCAGCGCAGATGACTAAGATGCAGACCCTTACATCCGAAAGTACATTTGGGACTCTCGTTAGAGGTCTGAATGTATATGGGTATGAGGTATTGAAGCCAGATGCCCTGGTAGAGCTTTATTGTAGAAAGTAAGTCATTAACTATTAATCTGGGGAGCTTTCGGGCTCCCCACAGACAAATTTAAGGAGACAGATTATGGCAGATACTTATCATTATTATAAACAGGGATATGCAATACCCTATGACCACTTCGGTCATGTAGTGTTAAGGAAACATCTGGATGTTCCGGCCTTAATCGTCAGTGGTGCCGCTGGTTATTCTCCATTAGCTGTAGATGAGGTAAGGACAGCCCTTCCCACGACTGGCTTTGGAACAGCGGATATCCTAAACCTTTTTAGGGTGCCAGCAGGTTTTTTGGTACTGTTTGGAGGAGTAAAGGTCACTACTGCGGGAACGGCTTCCAGCACGCTTGATATCGGTGTTTTAACAGCCGCTCAGGTTGCAACTAACGGCGTAGAGGCTGGTTATTGGCTCGATGCTGCCGTTGTATCCTCAACTGGGAATTTTCCTTTTGATGGATCTACGGGTATTAGCTGGAGCCCCGGAGAAACTGAGTACAATCTTTATATAACAAACGGCTCTATTGATTTAACATTCAATACCGCTGCTCAACTTGCTTTGATAGCTGACATTTTTGTTGTCGGCTGCAAGGTATTCTAAATAAGGAGGTAAACGAATATGGCAACTTATCATTATTACAAAGAAAGTTATGGAGTGCCATACGATAGTTTCGGAATGGTTACTTTAAAGAGGCATTTCGATGTACCCGCTATTATAGCCAGCGGTGCTGCCGGATATTCTCCGTTAGCTGTGAGTGGAGTAAAAACCGCAATAGCCAGTTCGGGTTTTGGAGACGGAAGTGTTGTGGAGATGTTCAGAGTGCCAGCGGGTTTCCTGGTGATGTACGGAGGGGTTAGAGTTACAACGGCTGGAACGGCTGCCTGCACTATGGATATTGGATATGCGACTGGAGCACAAACAGCCGTGTCTGTGGCTAATGCTTCAGTAGCTAATGATGACTATTGGATCGCAGTTGGCGCTATTTCAGCCACAGGGAATTTCCCATTTGATGCATCTACGGCTACTGATTGGAGTCCAGCAGCGACATATTATGATCTATATGTAACTGATGGCTCCATCGATGTAACCTTTGAAAATGCCGTACAGTTGCTACTGATAGCCGACTTTTGGGTAGTTGGCTGTAAGGCATATTAACAATTAATCCGAGTGGGAGGGGTATGTATTCTTTGACTCTTTCCGATTAGTATCCTTCCCACTCTAACTAAGGAGATATAAAATGCCAAGATATCTAAAACAGCATAAAAGCAATTACGTCATTATCTGGGCGCCGGTGGCTGCTAAAAGAAAAGACATGGTTGAGATAAGTGAAAAGGAGGCCCTTGAACTTTTAGTAGAGCAGCAAAAAACCCATAATCAAAAGATGGCAGAAGAGCCGAAACGGATGGAACCCGCAGTTGAGGAAATAACTGTTGAGAAGCCCATAGATGAACCAAGCACTGTTATTGATGAACTGGCAAAAGGTCAGGAGCTTTCTAAAACTGATGAGGAAAAGCCTGAATCTAAGGAAGAAGACCCAGACATTAAAATGTTTGAAGAGATCAGGATAATTGGTAAGGGTAAGGCCAAAATTGAGCTTTATATGCTTGAGAAATATGGCATAGATATTGACCGGAGATTTAAACTTGATCAGTTAGTTGACCAAGCCGTTGCCAAAAGAAAAGAAGAGCTTGGAATTTAATCTTCAACTTAGAGGAATGACATGGCAAATGTCACAGTTAAGCACATTCTTGATATGGTTGAAGATCATATTCAAGATGAAGATAATAACTTGTGGGATGTCCGGGACCTTCTAAATTGGTATAACATTGGTACTCGGACTATTGTTCGGCTGGACCCAAAAGCAAATAGTATCATAGAAGCGGTAAAACTTGTTAGTGGGGTAAAACAGGTTATCCCAGCCGGTGGTATGCTGCTTGTGGGTGTTTATCGTAATATGGGCACGGATGGAGAAACGGCTGGTCGAGCGATTACACTAACGTCTATCCCATCTTTATCGTCATTCTATCCCTCATGGTCGGCTGAAACATCAGTCGAAGCTATCTACAATTTTATGCCAGACCCAAATAATCCTACAACGTATTATAACTATCCGCCTTCAGATGGCACAGGATACATAGAAATAGAGTTTTCCAAAGTGCCTACGATTATTGTTTATGATGAGGATGGAGATTGGGAAAGCGCACAAGTAGGTATAAAAGAAGGCTATAT